TTTTATTTTGAATCCATAATTTAGAAGCTGCTGCGGAGCGTGCCACTATTGCTTCGACTTGCGTGACATATAAGTCTTGCAATTGTTCAAGTACCGCAATGGACACCGCTACCACATACAACCATAATCTCCAAATAGCACGTCTTGATGTAGAGTTATATACATTTAATTCTACAATCGTATTTTTAGTTGCTATTAATTCGTTTAAAATTTCATTTACTTGCCTTGCCATTTTATATTATTTCGCCTGTTACTAATAAATCCGTTGGTGGGTCTTTTAAAATCCATTCTTTAGTCACATCTCCAGTAGTATCTATGTAATGTGCTATAAACTCAACTACATAATGATATACGTTTGAATGAGAATAGTCTGGCTGCTCACCTACCAATTGAAAGCCTGAAAGACTGCCATTTTCAACATAAGTTAGCTTATCTATAAGTTCATCCCTCCATTGAAATACAGTTAAATTTTGCTCCATTGTGCCACCTCCCGCATCTAATTCAGTATGTACTATGTGAAATCTGATATTAATATCACCACCAACTATTCCTAATCCTAATCCATTTTTAGCCAATACTATTTCGATAAAACAAGCTAAATTAGGATATGAATATATTTCACCTTTTTCCATTAAAGATACTTGGTCATTCCACACCCTTACATAATCAATAGACGTATTGGTTTTGATTACTGAAATCACATCTTCAAATATATTCCTTAAGCCCATATCTTATCGAATGCTGATTTTATCTTACTTAATTGAATCTCTCTTAATTTCTTACTATCGCCCATAAATTGACGTTGTGGCATTTTTTGTCCGTTCTTCATTGGTAGACCCTCGTTATGAACACGACCATAAGCAACGTCTTTTACTTCAAAACTTATCTTTTCCCATGTAGCAGTTTGTAAACTACGAGCAACAGCACGTCTTAATGTTCCTGATTGTACTAATGTTTGTGACCTCAATCGAGAACTTGAGCCTTTTTTATCTTTTCGTTTTGGGTCTTGCCATTTGTTGCCATCCCACCCCTCATTTCTAAATGATGAGTTGAAAAATAGTTGCGTTTCATTGCCTATTACTTTTGGCAATGTCTTCTTAACTCTATCTAAGTTAGCAATAACCCTATCGAAATTAAAACCGTTCATGCTTTGCCTATCATGTTTTTTACTGCTTCATGTATATTAAAGTTTTCTTGAAACATCTCTATAACTAAAGGCGTTGTTTGACTTGAATATCCTTTTACAATTTCTACTGAATCAAAAGTGATTTGCTCCCCATCTTCTAAATCACGACCTAAATTCTTTTGGGTAAATGATTTGAATTGTTCATACATACGTGGGTACAAATGTATAGCTTTTATTGGTAAAAAACGTTTTCTATGCTGAAAGATTACACTTGCACACATGTCTACACTTTGGACTCCTTGAGATTTATATTCTTTCCAATTCATTTTAATGTTAATAAGTATTTAGTGTGATTACATAATCCTTTAATATCCGCTAAAATATTCAGCAGGTCTGTATCTTTAGATACTTCGTATTCTGCATTTTGAGCCAATCGAAACACTTCATCAACTATTAATGTGCTTTCTCTTTTGCTTATATTCATTAACCCTCCAATTACTGGTCTTTGGTATTTACCTGAATAAGTCTCAAAAAATAAATCCATTAAATCGCTTAATCCATCATAGAATTTACCGATTGCTTTATGTTCTGAATAGCTTGTTGTTTGCCAATGAGCTATTTGAGCGTTCTCGCGTTGCTCAATTAATCCGCTTATAATTTGTGCTATGTTCATATATCTTCAGGTAATGGTAATCCAAAATTTTCTTTAGCTAAATCTTTATCTTTTGCTGGCACATCAAAATACGGATGGTCTTTGCCAAATAAGTCTTTACTTTTACCTACATTTTGTTTAAAGCCATCATTCATTTCACTACCTACCGTCTCAGCTAATTTATCAGCCTTTTCTTTACTTGTTTTTTCGCCTTCATCTAATTGCTCCAATAAACATCTACAATTATAATGATTAGTTGGTGCGAATTTATCCCAAAACGGGTCATTAACTGGCAAAACAACCCCATCCAGTGGAGCGCATATCTCGCTTGTATTAGCATCCATTACAGCCGAATATCTTAGCAATGGTAAAATGTCCGCATCTTCTTCAAACTTAGCCCACGCTGCTGCATTTTGCGAATTAGCTATTGCTGTATCATATTCTGCTGCTGCCCATGTTTTATTGTATAGGTCGTATTCTTTTATAGCAAATTCTTTGAAATCTCTAAATGATAAAACTTGTTCATCGTCTTTGACTAATGAAATAGCCGAAACAGTCTGATAAGTTTTAGCACCTGAAAACAAATAAACATTTTCTCTTAATTCTTTTAACAATTCTAACTTACTTCCTGAAAAGTCAGTTAAGTCACCGCCAAATCCTTTGAATAACCCTTTTTCTAAATAAGATGAAATGGCATTATACAAATCAACTGGTAATTTTTCAGGCGTTATTTTACCCGTCCAAATACCTTTTATAAGCGTTTCTATTTGTTTGTCTGAATAGTTCACTTGTATAATTCAGTTAGTTTGTTTTTAACTCTATTTACTACTACTTGTTCAGGTGTTGCTGTTTTAGTAGTTGGCACTTGAGTGACTTCTTCAAAATACTTAGCATCCATTGTTAAACCAGCTTGTGACATTGTTAACGCTAAATCAGCTGCTTTTTTAGCAAATCCAATTTGATAATCTCTTTCCTCTTGTTCCTCTATGTTATTAGCAAATTCAAATTTCACATCTTCAGGTATATTTGCTCCTAAGTTTCTCATTTTAGGCAACAAAGACCCATTGATAATATCTTCAATAAATGCTCCGTCAATTGACTGAATATCTCGCATGGCTAAAGCCGCTGCACCTTTTTCGCCATCCGTTCCGCCAAGTTTGCCAGGAGTTGAATCCATCGCATCGGCATGTCCTAAAATAATTTTACTTACTTTCTTTTCCAACCTCATTTCAAGGTCTTGAAATATCTTATAGGCTGCTCCAGTTTGCGAAGACTCCATCAATTCAACTTCATCCATCATATCCAATAAGATATAACCAGCTGAACCCATGTCAGATAACGCAGCTTGTAATTCTCTTCTTTCTGATTCCTCTGTTTTAGTTGTTTTGCCTACTCTTGTTGGCATTCCATACAATTCCGCAGCCGTTACGTTTTGCCCTAATATATTTCTGCAGTATATCTCATATAAAGCCACGTTATAAAGTAAACCAAAGCCACATGGAGTAATTCCATGCTCTGTTGGTGTAGTTACCCATACATGCCAATCTTTATAAGGTTCTTCTAAAAATAAAGGTCCAGTTGTTGAATAAGGTATTGGTGAAACATTTAATCGGTCAGGGCTTACGTTTGCACGTCTTACAATTGATACTTTTGGGAAAGCATCATTTATATAATCGCCTAATGAAATTAAAGAATAGCCATAAAATTGAGCGTCTAAAGCATAATTGCAAAACTCATTAAACCACTTTTGATTAAATAGCTTGTTTATATCTTCGTTTGGCTCACCATTAGCATTAACAAAATTATACTCACGAAGTAAAGTGAGCGATTTTCGCCTTTGCATACACGCAAATGTGTGACCTTGAATAACCACATCTAAATACATTCTTTGCATTTTAACTCTTTGCGGTAAAAATTGCAAAGGTCTTTCTGCTTCGGAACATGCCTCACGCCACATTTGAATATCATGTCTTAATCGCTGTATTTGAACTGGCGAAAGTGAATATGATAAGTTTTTAGTTTTATCTTTATCGGTAGATGTTACGGGCTTCCATGAAGATTCATCAACTTGGAACACATAGTTTTTAACTCTTGTAAAAAAATTATCTGCCATTAGTAGCTATTTATATTTTTTATTTGACTTCCCCATCTAATTCTACCGCCCGTTTTAGGCTGAATAGGTTCTAATTTGGGAGTAACCTCCCCATTAGCGCACATCTTTAACCAACTAATCGCTGCATGGTATCTGTCTATTCTTAATTGCGGTATATTGTGAGGTGCTATCCTGCTGTGCAAATGATAAAGAGTGATGTCTACAAAATACATAACCATTTGAGCA